TAGATTTTCAACGCTAAACTCACCACTGGACGCAAGCCCTGATTTGCGCATTCTGCGGATATGATCCCACAGCCTATCAATTTCCGCTTGGTCTGTTACCCCGTTATCTACTAGGGAATCAATGCGCTGGATAATATCCTCGGCCTTAGTCTGCACGGCAAAGTCGTCAATGGTAACTTCTTTGTAAGACGGTTCTTTGATCCATTTGTCGTGGAGTAAGGAGTAAATGCCAGTGGCCACAAGCTGATTCTCTGTGCGATTGATATCCTCGGCATAGACCTCAACATTGTAACCCTTAATTGTAATCTCGTGTCCTGAATTCCACAGCGACTTCTTAGCCATTAGAAAAGGTTCAGTTAGCGGGTTATCTGCCCCGAGCTGAGTTGCGTCGACGATAACGTGTAAATCAATATCTGACTGATCAGTATAATTGAATGCGCAATTGCTTCCGGTAATAACATAGTCCACAATCTTTAGCTGCTTGATATCAACAAACTCTGAAAACTTGTTTGCTATTCTTCCTAGTGCTTCTTTAACATCTGGCTTTAGTTCGTTAAATTCCCACAATGCTGGATTTAGTCCTTTGTGGTATTTTAGTTTAGTGTCTACAAATTCAGTTAATGGCGCTGTATCTAATTCAGTTGACTCTTTGATCCTGTAGCTTTGACGAAACCAAATATACAGGTCGGTTCCGCTTGCTTGGCTTTTGTCCACTGTCTGGCGAAGCAATTGAAAAATGCGGGTCTTGTCAGCTTTGGATAAGTTGTCCCAGTTGCCTACGTCTCGGCGCAACTGGCGGAACGTGCCGCTATCGTACAATTTCAAATAGCCCTCTAGTCTGTAAAAAAATTGAGCATCTTCGTTGTTAGATCTGCCGCCAGACCTTAGTGACGAAAGGTAACGGTTAATCTGAAACAGCGGAATGCTGATGTCTTTGTTTGGCTTAATCTTATCGGCGAACGTGTCTTGATGAAGAAGTGCGGCGAGCAAGTTAGCTAAGTCAGTGCCGGCGTAATGCATGTTCTCATAAGGATGGTAGGACATCGTATCTCTTGCGTAATTAGCTGCAATGTTGGCATAGCCAGTTTCGCGAATTACTTCAAGGGTCATAATCAAAAGATAAATGAGGCTACCTATTTCTTTAGCCGACATGCCGCGCAAATCCTTGGCGCCTTGAAACAGCCGGGCTTCGGTTAGTTCTTGAAGGAAGGGCAAGTTGATCATTATTCGTTTCCGGCGAAATTAGACGCGCTAAACCCTAGTCGGTTAACAGTTTTAATTGGGCCTTCGGGGTGGGAAATTACATAACCTTCGCCGCCACGTGCGCCTGCTATGTGAGCAATGACTGATCCTTCATGACTGTCTAATTGACGAATTACGTCTAGTTTTAGATCCGTTATAGCATCAAAGACTCCAAAAATTGCCTTTAGTCCCACCTGATTTTCTCTGACGTACTCAGACACCTTCTGGGCCATTACTTTAGATAACTTGGGATTCGTTGCGACCCAAGGCAAAAACTTTTCGGCAAGCATAGAAAGATCACGTGTCTTAGTCTGCGCATTGACGAATGTATAAAGTAACTGTGGAAAGCTAGTCATTTTTAATTCGGCTAGAGTTCCTGCATCAAGCATAGCGTCAATTGCTTTAGCGTTCTTTTTAATGAACTGAGTAATTTGTTTTGGGCGTACCTTATCTTTTTGTAGTGTTGCTTCGTTCTTAATCTCTGGCCCGAGAACACAGAGCGAGCCGTTCATATTAAGCCCGGCTGTGTTTTTCAATGGAGTTGGTGTCTGGTCAGTTTCGCTAGCAAAGAATCCGTGAACTGCAAAGCCAGCTTTTCCTTGTCCTACTCGCTTGCCCAAATCAGACGCCTTATCTACCTCATATGTTACCGTATTTGGAGTAAAAACATATCGTCGGCCGTTGTCTTTTATTTCACCTGGAAACCACATTACGTCACCGTTGACGAACCCGCGATAGTTTGGCGGAAATGCAGATTCCATGATTGGCCACAATGAAGCAACCCGGCTCAGGTAGCCCTCATCTGTTCCTTTGCTGCGTTTTTGATCAACGAATGCTTTGGCTGAAGTATAGTGGCCATTGTAGCTTTTGGCTCCCCAGCCTGCACCGTCAGTCATTATAAATTGGCCTTTGTCGTTACGGCCCGCAACCATGCGCGGCGAGCCGTCCCATTTAATGGAAAGGGTTTCGTCTTTGTTTTTAGTTAAATCAACGATGCTGTTTAGGGCCCGTAACGCGCCGGCACTGCCTTCAAAGAAGACTAAGTCTTCAGCATGAGCCATGCCGGCTTCTTTCAGGACGAAGGTCTTACCTTCAACGATTATTTCATTGATTTTCATTTACGTTAATTTGACCTTACGCTTTCTTAGCGAATAAAGATTTAATCTTAGCAACCAGTTTGACTACGCCGGCGGCAACAAATGCTGGCTGTGGGAAAAAATTCCAACCAACGACTAAACCTGCGAAAAATACACTTAATAGTGTCAACATAATGGTTCTCCTCTTATGTATTACTATTTAGCTAGATTCGGCTGGATAGCCGACGGAACCATGTAGGAGATCCCACTTGGGTTGACTCTGGGATGCTGATTATCCCTTTTTTTGCATCTTCTCTCGCCTGCGCTAGTTTCTCGTCTTTGCGCGGGTCATTTTCCAGGGCTCGCATGATTGACTTAATTGATGCCAAATCTTCAGCTGTGGCGGTCGGATTGAGCAGTATTTTTGCTACTGCGTCTTTATCGTTGGCCACAAGTTCGCCAGTTGTGCGATCAGTTAGTTTACCCTCAAATGGGCTAAACTTCAATCCCAGTGGTTTGGCCAACGACGAATACATCACAAATAATTGCCCGCCTTTGAACGCTGGATCATTGTATTGCCCTGATGGTCCGTGGGTATGGAAGGGCGCGACTTTGGCTGCGTCTGGGATTACCATTACATCAACTTGCACAAAGGAACCGTCCGGCACTGGCATTCTAACGTGGACATTTCTGCCCGATAATGCACATTGGTAACCCTTCTTCTCAATAAAATTCTTTAGTGCAACCTTAGCAGTCTTTTCGTCTTTTGCGCCCACTGCTTGCGCAATTTCAGCAGCGTCAACGAACACGTCCATATCGCCCGACTCAACTTTAAATCCTGCGCTGCCAATGTGAGGAATCATTTCAATTCCTTTGGGAAGGATGGCTTGGATCTTTGCGATGATGCCTGGCACGAACTGTTTCTTGATTGGGCTAACGTCAGCAAATACATTGCCGCCTTCCGTAAGTATTACTCCATTAGGCTGCGAAGTTTTTGACGCAACCTGCATCATTTTCCCATCAGGCCCTGGCTTATATTTTGGCTTTACTGCAGGTGCTGCCGGCTTAGCTGGCGCTCTTGGATTTAGGATTGAATTGGCAATGGATTTATAGTTTGGGTCATTGGGCATTAAAGGTTTTGCGCCCTTAGTCAGCACCAATGGGTCGCCGTACTTAAATGGCGAAGGTTCTGTCGGAACTGCTGATGCCTGTGCTTGAGCGGCTGGATCTAATGCTCTAGCTCCTGGCTGTGCCATGTCTTTCCTGTCTGCTTCCTTGTTGGTTGTATATTGAGCCAATTCTTTTTTCGCTTGAGCAGCGATTGCTGGGTCATCTGACATTGCTCGAGTATTCATATCGTTGTAATGAGCGGCAACTGATGGATAGCCTGCTTCTCTAGCTGCTTCCGTATTTCTACGTTGCGATGGGTTTGCAGTTGAAATTGGTGGTGCTGCTGCTGACGCAGTGGTTTGGGCTGGCGGTGTTGGGGTTGGCGCGGCGGCGACTGGAGGCTGTGCTGCCACTGGTGCTGTGCGGGCGCGCCGACGAAAAACTGCTGGCGGGGTCTCTGTGCCACCAGTGGTTTTGTTGTATGCTTTGATGGCATCTGCAGAGGCGTTGGCGCCAAGTCCAGTAGCTAGGCTATCCCAAAATCCTTCGTTAATTATGATGTCTTTAACTTTCATTTCCGTGACCATGAATAGGACAGTTTGGATCTACGTCAATCCACGGACCACCAATTTCATAACACCTGCAATCATAATCTTCGTCGTTGCTGCTTGCTTTTACTGGAGGAGTTGGCTTGCGTCCTTGGAGGCGCCCAATTTGATCTACTTTTGATGATAGGTAAGGGCCGACGCCTTTACGTCTTGCTTCGGTGATATCCTTAATCTTCATTTGACTTGTCCTCTTTGAGTTTCCTAATGCCACGGACAAACTTCAAGGCATCTTGCCCCCGAATGCTGTTGATTAGTCGACGCTCTAACTCGGCGGCTGCTTCTGCATCATAATTTTCTCGGATGATGTTAATCAGGTTTATTGCACCCTGAATCACATGAGCTGCCCTGGACTCAATTAGACTTTCCTTGTCTCTAACGATCAGTAGACTATCTAATTCATCCAATAAACTACGAGTTTTCTGTTTCAATTAATGCTCCGCATGGTAATATATGGTATTTATTCGAAACGAAAAGAAGTTGCGATTTAAGATTTTAGCCCAGCCAACATCGATTTTAGCTTAGTAGATTGAAGTTCTGCTTTGATTGGGCTAACCTCGTCGGTGACAGTTGATTTCGGTTTAATCTTGCCCAAGATGCTGTGGGCACTAGCTGTTGCCGTCGCGCTGTCTTCATTAGTTCCGGCATCAACAATACGCAGGCTGTCAACGTTGAAATCTAAGTCAACCTTTGTTCCCACGCCACTGCTGCTACGCGTCTTGAGCAATTGAAGTTGATACTTGCCACGCTCACGCATTGCCCTGGAAGTAAAAATACCAAACACATTATCTGCTGTATTGA